CTTGATTAGCCGCAGTGCCTTTTACTTGACCTGTTGAACTTAACTCAGCACCTTGATTAGATAACCCTGTTGAAGTCTTACCCACAAGCAAGTTACCGCTACTATCGATACGCATACGCTCTGTGTTGCCGCCAGTAGAAAATAACATGTTTGATTGGCTTCGCAATGCAAAATCCCCTGCAGCACTACCACCTACCATTTGTCCAGAAGAGCTAACCGCTTGTATACCAGCTTTAAAGGTTGTACTTGCATCTCTAAAACGGATTACCATATTTGCTGCTACAGTTTCAACATCACCCTTAAATTGTATTGTACTACTGCTAATACGCATACGTTCTACATCATCAGTTTCAAACCGCATACTGTTGTCGCTATGAACATATCTAATTGACCCTGCATCATCATTCGCAGCATCACCAAAGTAAATACGTCCTGTTGTAGTAGATAGGATAGATAAACCAGTATCGCCTGTCTTTTCTATAACAAGATCATCTGCATCAGTACTTGCAGTGACAACAGAACTTCCTGCAACTTTTAAAGCACCAGTAACATTTACACCAGTTGCGGTAGTTGCAATACGAGGGGCGTTTGATGCGTGATATAATGTGACCGCTCCAGTAGAAGCATTACCTTCAAGGTATGTTGATGCACCATCGCTTGTAAGCAGCTGCATATTGTTACCTTGAATTTTCAGTTGACCTGTTGCGTCACTCTCTACAATTCTTGAATGTGTACCATCGTGATAAATCTGTAGATCATTATCGCCAAAGATAGCTTTGTCATTGTCAGCAAATTTTACGTCACCATTTGCCTCCTTTAAAACTAAATCTTCAGCCGCAGCGGTAATAAATACTTCAACATCAGAGCCAGATAAATTTAGAAGTGAGCCAGTTGAGCTTTCAGTAAGTGTGCGAGATAAAGTTGTGCCGCTACTAGTGTATGTACCAGTGCCAATTTCAAAAGCATCGCCATCTATAATTGTGTATCTGACAATATCACCATTGCTAATACCGCCATCAGCAAATGTTTGGAAACCAGTTATAGCACTACCCAAAACAATGGGTGAGGTTGTACCAGTTGTTGCTGTCGATACTTTTACTCGATTTGCTAAAACATTAGCCATCAGTTACTCCTAGCTTGGGTCTGGAATACCTACGTCTAATGCCTCTAACGAGAATGTGTTGCCAGATGTAACAGATTGGCTTGCTGTCAAAGAGCCAGTTACCAATAATCTACTGTTATTTGTATCTGTCAAAGAATAGTGAGTTGCGGTCCCTGTTCCCGTAACCGTTCCATCTGATATGGCCGACATAGTGACCTTTCGACCACCGCCTGTTCGATCCGCTGGTGCGCTAATTGTAACAGATGTGGAGTTGCCAAGAGTATGCGTAGAAGTGGCTTCTGCGTATGTCGTGCTTTCTTGTGATAGTATATCGACCCTTGTCGCCTCAGTATCAAGGACGGTCAATCCATTATCCAAAATTCTGTCTGCTATTGTTGCCATTTTAGTAACTCCTTATTTTCATTCTACGGCCAGACCCACCTGATCTAGCATTTTCACTTTGGTCATTAAGAGTTGCTACGGCTGACGCATAATAAGCGCCCCAAACACCTATTCTATTATCATCAGCTAAATAAGGAGCACTGTGCATTAAGCTCCCATAAAGCAAAATATCCGAGTGATATTGTAGCAACCAGTTAGTTGTGGTTTGTGAGTTTAATTGAGGTATTCGTGAGTAATAAAGAAGCTCTAATGTGTAAGCTTTATCTGGGCGGGGCAAAACCTCTATAGCCCCATCAATAATAGTATAATATTTTGGCTCTCCAGCCGCATTAGCTATTTCTGATCTCAAAGTTGAAATTTCAAAATTTCCAACAACCTCAAGCGGTTTAGTGTTGGCCGTATTAAGAGTTAATCTAATAGGTTCAATGAAATCATCAGGTAAAGAAGTAAATTGAGTATCTAAGATTGCTGTTGAGCGCCTTTCCATACGCCAATGGCGAACCTCACGGTTAACTTTAGTTTCAGCTAAAGAAATAAAATCAGGAATAATACTTGTTAAATCATCACGATTTAAAAAATCAGCAACGCTAGACTGTAGCTCTGTATAATTCGTTAACGCCATTTATCCTCTAACCGATTTTTTACCACGACAACCCCAAGCCTTACGCCGAACTTTAACCTTAGCTGTTTGTTTTTGGCCGCTTGATCTCGCACAGTAGTTATCACCCCGTTTTGTTCCTTTTGCTGAAGTGCGCTTATGCGTGCGCCCTTTACTATCCTTATAAGTTGTCCCGTTTGCATACTTAACGCTGGCCGGGACTTTTTTGCGTTTAGTCGGCATTACTTCTTTTTTTTCTTTGCTGGCCGTTTTTTGGCAGTCTTAGCCGCATTTTTAAAATCTTTTGCGCTAGGAGCTTTTGGATCTTTAGCGCTACGCATTTTCTCTCCGCTACCAGCTTTAATTCGTGCACGTTTTTTTTGGATATTTTTATAAAGTCCGGGTCGTTTAGCCATTAGCGTCCTACCTTTTTCATAGCTTTTGAGTGAGCATTTTTAAACGTAGATCCAGAAAGCATAAGCCGCGTCATTTCACGCATATGTTTAGAAGTATGATGTTGAGCGTGATTTTTCATTGCCGCTTTCTGTCTGGCAGTAAGGGCTTTTTTCTTAACGGCTTTAGTAGGCATTACTTTTTCTTAGTGCCTTTTTTCTTGCCGCCTTTTTTTGTAGATCCATACATAAAATAGCTCCTTTAATAACAAAATAAATCTTGCCATCAAATTAACACGACCAGGTAAAAATCACCTAAATTTCATGCAATTCCAGCTAAGTTCCTACGCAACTCACCACGCCACATTTTAAAGCTACCACTCTGAGCCGTTGCAGCATCAGAGGCCATGGAAAGGCAAAGCGCATCAGCTAAATCAGGGCTTCCAAGCCCCCTTTTCCTCAGCTCATCTTTACCCTCAGCTTTCATCTTGCCTGAACTGGTAAAACTATAACGTATGCTTGTAAGCTCAGATAAAAGCCGTTCATCTTTAGGTATTTTACAACCACGGCCCTCTAACCAAGCTTTTGTCTTAAACCATAATTCAGAACGTAAATTTAAATAGGTATCACCCATGCTTGGGCTTTCTGAAACATTAATGCCCCTAACAGGCAAACCCAACTCTAAACCACGATCCACGACACCGCTTCCAAGCCCAATCGAATCCACAAGAATTTCCCGAGGGCGCTGAGAAGGGGGCAAACCATTATATTCAGCCATAACCCGGCCCGTAGTCTGCATCAAATCTAAACCACGCCAACTCTTAATCTCAGTCACCACTGAACCACGCCTTTTACAAAGCGCCGTTGCATCAGTACCATAGCGAGCCACATCCAATGACCACACTTCCTGAACCCCGTCAGTATCCTCAATATCCCTATGCTGAGCCGCTTCTACCAAATGAATAGGAATGATTGTGTCATCGTCACTCATAGGGAATTCACCCATGACCCTTACCCTATAGGCGTTACTCAGTTCCCCAAATCTTTCTTTCATTTCATCTACAAATTCATCAGAAACTAAAGGGCTTTCTATACAACTCCAAGTACGGGTCCACCAAGCATGAGATAAACGGTTGTGACTATCAAAAAACGTACCGCTTGACCGGGTAGGGTTGCTTAACATCAACGTAGTTGCATTGTGCCCACTCATACTACCAGCAGCGCTTTCAAATATTTTTTCTGCAATTCCAGAACTCTCGTCCACGACTAAAAGCACATTCTCACTATGCACACCCGCTAACGCTTCTGGCGTTTCTGGCCGGGCAGTCCTACAACTTATAAAAGCCTCAGCCGGGGCCGCTACTAACTCAACACGGTCACCCTTAACATTTAAAAGCTGTTGTAACTCTTGAGGCAGTTCGTTTATCCATCTACGCAATTCAGCATACATAGCATCAAAAAGCTGGCTTGAAGTAGGGGCCGTAACAACAATTTTACACGGGTACTTCAACAACAAAAACCACAACATGGCCCAACTTGCAGTAGTTGATTTACCTACCCCGTGCCCAGCTTTTACACTCATTTTCCTAGTGTTGTTAGCAACCGCCTCTAAAAACTCAATTTGATAATCAAATGGATCAGCCCCAAGCATTTCCCTAACAAACTTTACCGGGTCATTAGCGTAAGCCTCAACAAATTCTTCCATAAAATTTTTAGTCATTCTCAATAGCCTTTGTGCTATCACTAACAACTTTAATTTTACGCAAAGCATCTAAGTGCATATCACCAACAGAAAGTGTAACCTGAGTTTGATTAGCCTTAGCCCCATAACGGTTTTGGTTCCAAGACTGAGCTATAAACTTATGAACCGCTACTTCCTCTTTTGCTATTGCCACATCTATAGGGGAAATTTCAGCCGTTCTACTGCCTGGATCAGCTTGCTCACGCTCTAACTTACGGTCAGCCCGTAACCTCTTCATAATATCAAAACCAGCTTCAGCATGAGCGTCAGCCGCTTGCTCACGTACTTCATCTAACGCATCAGAATAAACCTCATGCTTGGTCAATAACGTGTGCATATAACCCCGGCTTATATCAAACTCTTTGGCTAACTTGGATATTGTACCACCAGACAAAATGTATTCCTGAAAGTATTGCTTGCCGCCCCGCTTTTCTAACTCAGCTAAGACTTTTCTTTTCATGGGTCTACCAGCCATTTTTTATAAAACTCCTTGTTAAATATAAATTAAACTATGGGGGGGCTTAGAGCCAAATTTTGATGGGGGGTGTGTGTGAAAACTAGCACAAGTACTGCCCCTATGCCGGGGGTCTGGGGGGGGTTTTTGATGTCGTTTTCCGCACATTTGAGCATCATAATAATTATGCTTTTTAACCGCGCCGATTATGCCAATAAAAACAATCAACTAGGCAAATACCCTATTTCGCATAACATACATTATGTTAATTATTTGGTTTGTCTCTCGCGTGCGCGCACGCGAGGCTGTCACTATGTAAAACCCTAGATTGGATAAAAAGAGGGCGCTGAATACCAGCGCCCTAAGTTTGATATTACGACAGGGAGGAGCCGTAAAATCGAGCAGTGTGTAAGGTAGACTACAAACCTTACAGAGCAAACAGTGAGGACCATTTGCATCTTTAATTTTACTATAAGTTACGCTGACCACCAAAATATCACGTAGCATTTTTAGCTAGCTTATGGGCTATCACTAAGTAATTGATTTGGTCTAGCATGCTGTCCTCATGATGACCGTTCTTATCAAGCCTAGCCGCCTTAAGTTCAGCCATCAGCCTAGCCACATCGTAAGCGCTCACTGTAGCGCCAGGCTTAAGCTTGCCAGCTAGCACGTTACTGAACCTATTACCAAGCGCCTCAAACAATGGCTTAGCGTCACCGTAAGATTGTTCCCGGTCATTAATAATATTCTCACATTCTTCAAATATTTTCTTATAGCTCATCTTTATTCCTTGCCTTGTAAAATGCGTACCCCTTCACGCTCACAACTTTCACATAATCTCTATCAATCAGGGTTTGCAGTTGTAGGTGCATTTCCCATTCATCCTCGTCCATAGCCCCGCACAAAGTATCTCTATCAATCAGGCCGTAATCCCTCATGAATGTGAGAAGGTGTAACTCATGCCTTGTTAGCGGCTCTCTCCACTTACGTTTTTTCTTATCATCTGGCAGCGCTGCACGTAGCCCAAGCTTTGCCCGCCTACGCTCAAACCTCATCATTTGTTCTTTCAATGTTTTCTCATCCACCGTTCTCAATTTCCCATTTGCGGGTTAAGATTGCTTGGGCTTGCCATTTGTTCCACAACGGTAGGTCACGTTTATTCAGCCATTTGCGTCTATTAGCCATTCCCTCAAGTTCTGAGATTGTTTTAAAATCCTTCAAAACCCTGATGAAATCTTTTTCATTTAATGTGGAGTAATCAGGCTCTTTCCAAGCCAGTCTTTTAAGGTCAGCTTCATGTATCATTTGAAGCCCCGTTTGCTAAGCGTAACGGCACAAGTCGTAACAGTAACATCCCTTAAGGGATATGTTACTGATGTTACGCCTACACTTGTCACGTAACAGTTAGCGTAACAGTGCGTAACACTTCGTAACAGTTGTGCTATTTTATTGTTTATTATTAGATACTTATTAAAACGGCGTTTTTGTGACATACTGTTACACCCCGCCTATTTTGTGCTTATTTCGGGCCAACCATAAAAACCCGTCATTTATGGCCATTTCACCCTTATTTAAGAGTCCGTCCCGTGCCCGTTTATAGGACTGTCTTTGGTTGCCCGTATTTGTTTTTCCGTAGTAGTGATCTTTTAAATCATCTTCATTAATGCACCATCTTGTGCCGCCTTGAGGCCACCCAGCGCCGCTTGGATTTTCTTTTCCTATGTGCTCACCCCAAAGCTGAATAAAGCATTCCATGAGGATCTTTTCATTTGGGCTAATTTTTACTTTAGCTTCTGCTTTACGTTCATCAGAAACGGGTATGATATGGCAACTTGTAACCGGGTCACCATCTTCATCTTTACCTAGCTCCACCGTTTGCAGCTCAAAAGCAAATTCTTTATTGGTGGCAATGTCACGTTGTTTAGTTGCTTTGGCAAATCTTATGCCTGTTGTTTCATCAACGTCTAATTCTATTTCTGTCGATGTCGCGGCTCTTAAGGAACTATGGCCCCTAGCTCCGGCCTCATTACCAGCTTTCCCGCTATGGTGCACTGTAAGCACGCTGCATTGGCCGTGAATAGCTAAGCTATCGCTATTAGAAATATATGAAGTCATAGCCTCTGGCGCGTTTTCGTTACCCCCGGCCATAGCTCTACTAAGTGTATCGATGATTATTAATTCAATTTTACCATGTGTTTCTTTGACCATATCAATAATGTTAAAGAGCTTTGGTAAGTCTGCATTTGGGTCCAGCATATTAATAGGGCTTGGTCTAATGGCTAAAGGCACGTTTTTATCACCGTAAAAGTCTTGCACGGCTCTCATACGTGCTAAAAAGCCTTGCCCACCTTCACCCGCCAAATAAAGAACGGTTCCTTGATTAACTCTATTACCGTGCCAATCCCGTCCAGCGGCTATGTGATAAGCCAGGTCTAGGGTAAAGAATGATTTACCCACGTTAGATTGCCCATATACAACGGTCATTTGCTGAGCGCCTAGCCAGCCTTTAATGAGATAGTTTGATTTCAAGACGGGTTCAGCATCATCTATCCAAACCAGCTCATCTAAAATGCTTTCAGGTGTAACCAGTTTGTTGAGTTGGTCAGCTACGGCTTTTAAACCAAGACTTACATGAAGGTCATTAAAGTCTGTGTTTTTAGCTTTAGGTACTGCATACGGTCTACCAGTCTTTCTAGCGGCTTCCTGACCCCCGCCATCAGCATCGTTATCAGCGGCTACAAATACATCCAATTGTGGCCATGTTTCTGCTAGGGCTTCACAAACTGGAACTAAGTTTGATTTATCCAAACCAAAAAGCACCGGGGTAGGGTCACCGTTAGCTTGAAGCGCCATTCTTATTGAAACGCTTGTGGCCCATCCCTCAGCTAACCAGACTTTGCCGGGTGTATCTGTGTCTAGGGTTCCTACTACCCCAAATATTCCTGAACTTTTTGAAAGTCCCTTATTAAATCTTTTACTTGAGTCCGGGTATATAGTTTGAATACCTATTTGCTCTTTTTTGGTATTAAACAACGGAACTACTACGTTGTTACCGTCAAGCTCAGCCCCTATAAGGTCCACTTTCTTTTTTATATGGTAAGGTAGCAGATCATCAAAACCATGCGCTGTAGCGCTGTTTATAGGCACTACATTATCATTTTTCTGGTTAGGTACTGGCCAGCAACCATCATGTTCAAGAATGGAAACTATATCTGAGAAGCTTTGGCATTGCCGACATTGAAATTTAACTAAGCCGTCTGAGCTAGGGTTTATCCAAAACCTAGTGCTTGGCCAGTCATTATGACCGCAACTTGGGCACGCTCCATGCCATTCTTTTGACCCGGAGCCCTGCGGCTTCAGGTCATATCTTTGTATTATTTTATCAGCCCATTCAGACCAATACGCTTTAGGGTAATCATCCATTAGAAAACCTAGAAAGGAATTTCATCTTCAACACCCTGCAATGATGGGTGAATACCTATTTCGTCTTTCTTTGGTGCTTCAGCTTGACCAAACGGGTTAGGTGCGCTTGCTTGACCGCCAAAAGGGTTAGCTTTTTCAGGTGCTTTTTGCACTGGCGCATCAGGCATTAAAGATGGTTGAGCTGTTGCACTTGATCCAGGCGCTAATATATCCTCAAACCCGGTTTTGGGTGCTTGACCTACTAAGTCTTTAAATGGGTGCTCTTTGGGCTTAGCTGGTTCAAACTCTTTACGCTCAGCCAACTCACTTACCAGTAGTTCCTCTAATCTTAGACTTACACCCGCACTTGCCGCTGCCCACGGGTCTATTTTTATATTTGCGTGACCTTTTGAGTGTTTGGTTAGCTGAAAGTCATCAGGGTACTCTTTACCCGTAGCATCATATTGGGATGGTTTTGTTTTAGGGTCACCAAAGCAATTATTATTAGTTTTGACAATCCAGCGGTCACCATATTCCTCACGCTTTTCAAATATGTGCTTTAATTCTGTAACAGGCGTTTCGGCCTTAAAACCAGTTTCAGGATTTGTTAAATTTCTGGTCCAAGTTTTACCTTTAGTTTTCGGATTGTTTGCAAATGCTTCACCCATTGCTTTCGCTAATTCTTGCGCCTGTTCTTGGGTGACCAAAAAAGCGCATTGATAAGCGCCACGTTTATCAGTTTTTTCCACCCGTTCATCAAAGCCCATTCTGCTTGGGTCAAATGGATTAGGAGCGTCTTTATTATACCAATAAGGTACATCCAATTTCGGCCAAATAATCTCCACGTTTGATAGTCTAAAAGTCATCTTAGTCCTCACTTTGTTTAAAATATTCTGGTAAAGGGTGCACTGTGTAGTCACCCCAATTTGTGGGGTATTCACCCCTTTGTTTTGCATGAAAAAGGTCTACTAACATTCTGTAAACTTGACCTTTTCCATACTGTATAGCTTCATCATCAAGCATATGATAATGCGCTAAATACGGGTAAGTTTTTTGCACTGCTAAGAAGCTAAAATGATCTATTTCAATCCCAGCTAATTCTGCGACCATCAAATAATAACTTGCTTGCACGTAGTACAATCTTTTCCAGATTTCTCTGTTAAACCCTGACGGGCTTGCGTCTTGGGTTGTCTTTACATCACCCATAATTCTTAGTTTTTTTGAGAAAATATCCGGGCGGCATTTTAGCATTAACCCGGACTCGTGCTCTACAAATATGCTTGCTTCACAAATGCGGTCTTTGGCGTTTAATAATTTGGCACAAGCTGGGTCATTTCTTAACCCGCCAATAGTGATAGGTTTGCCATTATCATCTGTAGCCTCAACGCCATGCGCTAAGCCCTGAACCATATCAAAATCTTTTTGCGTTAATAGTACCTTACCAGCGGCTCTACATTCTGCATCTTTTTCTTTATAGGCTCTGGTAGCCCTTGTTTTTTCCGTGCTTAAAACCACGTTATTTTTTTCAGGTTCCAACACTTCTGAATGAGTTGAAGTTCCTATATCGGCAACCAATTTATTAATATCTGACTTGCCATACCGTGCTTGGAATAAGCTTGTTAAAATAGCTGATTTAAAAAAGCTGGCTGAGACTGCATCCGCTGAATGATATTCTTCATTAGTCATTTCATAGTAAATGCCTGGTTTCATGCGCCCTCACTAGTATCTTGTAGTTGTATATTAATTTGCTTAGGTTGCTCTGGTTTTGGCACAAACAAATCTGGCTCCCTAGTTGCTTCAAAAACACGCTCACAAGCTATGTCATAAAACTCTTTATTTACCTCAATACCAGTGCCATTTAGACCCAGCTTTTCACACGCAACTAGCGTAGTGCCTGACCCTACATAGGGATCTAAAATAGTTTTAGAATTGCGGGTTTTTTGGATAGCCCATTGCATAACTTCAACAGGTTTTTGAGTAGGGTGTACACGCTTCTCACGCTTGCCCAGCAAACCATTATATTCATATGTGAGTAACTTAACGCTTTTCTTATCTATGTTGGTCCATGCAAGCTCACAATCACTGAATGAGGGCATTGTGTTCTTTTTATCCCAAACCAACCAGTGACCAGAAACGGGTAGCAAATCCGTAAAATAATTACCGCCAAAAATAATAGAATTGTCAGCGCTGTTTAACATCAGATCAAAAGCTGTAGGGGTAGGGCGCTCACTATCCCAATCGCCTCTATATTGTTTTCTTGCTATTCCTGAACCCTGATTATTAAACCCACCAGAACCAGAAAAACCTTTATCTTGTTTTATGCCATATGGCGGGTCAGTAACTAAAGCATCAAATCGGTTTAGCTCTGGCATGACTTTTAAACAGTCACCTAATATAATGCGTTGACCGCCAATAAATTGTTCGTCAATGATGGTCATTTTTTGCCCTCTAATTTATCAAACAATAGTTTAACTAATGCTAATGCCTCTTGGGTTCTTTGGTGCGCTGTAGGCCGGGCAGGGGTTCGCAGTAAGTCTTTTTCCAGAGTTTCTAATACTCTAATAAGACGATTTTTAGCGCTTTCTAATTCATCTAACATTTTGGAGTCGCCCATATTCTGCCATCAATAACGCTTCAGCTCTATGCTCATGCTTTTTTAAGCCAAGCCTAGCCGATAATTGTGGGAAGGTTCTTTGCGCTATTCTTCTAGCCGCGTCTTTGTCGGACGGCACTGATAAAGTTTTTTTCCACTTGCTTGGCGTTACTTCAGCAAACCTATATTGCATAAGAGTAAGTGACCCTATGATTTGGCCATAACCCATTCCTAATTTAAAAGAGCTGGCTACCCCTTGCATGGGACGGGCTGATTGTTTTTCTATAATAACACTGTCGATGGAAACACTTTGTAAAATCTGCGCTAGCTCAAACGTATTAACCCCACCAGCGTCCCAAACAGGTAGGTCATAGACCTCAGACCACTTATCAGTAATGAGCGCTACAGCGCCCGTTTTGTACCCGGGATCAATGCCGCAAAAGCAAGGTAAATTGCTCATAAAATATCCTTATTTTTCTTTGTTATATTTCTGCTCTAAAATAAATTCTAAATGGCTTGAGGTGCTTCGTTTGTGTAGCTTTGCATCTTCCTCTAACGCCACTTTAAGCTCTTTTGGGAGCCTTGTATAAAGCACGACTCGGTCACTTTCGTCACCGTAGAACTCGCTAAGTTCCTGATTTTGTTCAGTATAATACATATTTGCCTGATTGATTAATTATTTTTATAGTCTAGTACTTGTATAAGTGATAGCAAATTGCTATCTAAAGTGTAGAGAACTATATGAAAACTCTAAGCGTACAACTACTAGACTATATAAAGGAGATTAAAATGAGAATTACATTAGACAATTACCAAATAATGGATGCTATCCAAGAATATCTTAACAAAAAAGATTTAAATTTTGACTTCGATAACACTTACACCGAGGTATATGCGAAGGTAACTGAAGACATAAGACAACACAAAAAGCATAAAAACGGTAAAGTTGTTAAATGCAAACACGGCTATCCTGAGTGGGAAGTAGTAGGGCAAGAAACAAAGTCGCTTCACCTCAATGAAACCACAGAATTAGAAATTTTTGTTGAGTGTTGAGGAGCTTAAAGTAGTGCAAATTTACATAAATCAAAAAGAAGCTGAAATGCTTCTTAAAGCCTTACATGAGCTGCAACACGTAGTTTCTGAAATGGAGTTAGAGGAGCCGGGTTCGTCAAATTATACACCTACTGACATGGTGGCTACAAACACCGTGAAGATGAAAGTTAAAAGCGCAATGGCTAAAAAAAAGAGGTGAGGATTTAAAATGACTATACAAGTACAAGACACTCGTGAGCGTAACTATTGGCGTATGCAAGTGGATCAAATTACCAGATCAGTTAAAAGCGCTGAATTTTACTTTGAAAAAATAAAAGGGGAGGCGGGTGAAACGCCACTTCCTGAGCTTATGAATGAGTTAAAATTATTAACAAAAAAAATTGAGGACGTAAGGTGATGTATAAATTTTATAGACATCCAGATAACCGCCCTTATGCTGATAAATTAAAAACCAACCAAAAAGGTAGGCATTTGAAAGCGGGAGTTTTTATATTTGGGGGCACTGATGTTAATCAGCAAGGCCAGCGAAAAGCAAACAAAGAGCTTTTTAAGGGTTCAAAATCCAACGTAAAGTACTTTGTTGAAGAAAATCACCATCAGAAGCGACACGCTGAGGATAGGGACCAATTAATGGCGGCGGCTAGGTATTGCCGTACCGCTGATGCAACGTTTGTTGTGTCAACGCTTAAGGGGTTCTTTCCTACCAGGTGGGAGGCTTTAAGCTGGATGTTATCTCAAACAAATCTGTATAAAACTCATTTTTTAGTTGCAGACGACCCAGCAATTAACAGGGGCAGTATAGCTTTAATGAGTGCTCAAGCTGATGAACAACGTCACAGAATAGCACAAAGTTCAAAAGACGCATTAGAAGATATAAAAAAGAAACTTGCCGCTGGAATTCCAATTGTGGCTAAATCTAGTGGCCGTACAGTCACGAAGTTGGGTATTCATGAGGGTCTAACTGAAAGCCAACAAAAGGGTAATGAGGAGCAAGCACGTTTAGCACGGGAACGTGATAAAAAATATTTACCTGAAATAATGAAACTGCAAGCGCTCGGAATGGGTTATAATGCCATTGCGCGTCAATTTAACATGATGAATGTACCAACTCCATCTATTCAGAGAAGGCAAAAGTCAGAAACCACTGGAGAATGGTATGCTAGTACCGTTAGAAATATTGTTCTTCGTAATGAGGAGCAAGACTAATGAAACATGATAATAATTTAGCAAGTATGCAAGACCTGTTAACAAGCCTGAAAAAAAAGTGGACTATACAAAATTTAGACATTGAAATTCAAATTTCAAAAGGCGCTCGAAACACTGAAACAACGGTCGAACGTAAAATTTTAGAATACTCTGTAAATTCTTCCATCAGAAGAAAATTTTTCATGCACGTTTTGAAAGGTACTTACGAAGACCATGCAATTTCTGCATCCCAAGTAAAGCAAGAATTAAGTTGTGTTGACCGTACAGTTGAGACAATTATTCGAGAATGTGAAAAGGCGGAATGGATAGAAGTTGATAAATGTCAAAAGGGTCGCCGACATATAAAAGCCACGCCAATCCTTATTGAAACATACGAAAATTACACTGAATGGCTATGGCAAGCGCTGGAAAAAACTGGTTTGCGCCGCCTCGGATCTGCCGTATCAGAGCTGCAAAAACAAATAGATGAAGAGTCATAATTGTTGCACAGCTAGCTATGCAAATGTTTCATCTTGATACTAAAATAAAACTCGAACAAAATGAGGACATGAGAAAAACCGTGAGAAAACCTTTTAGAAACACTGAAACTGTAAATAGGCTAGGGTCGGGTCAAATGCGCTTCAAACGGCGTCTTGACCTACCTATGTGGCATCAGGATCATCTACTTAAAGTATCACGAATTTTAATTGAAGCTGGAAAGCGGATAGAAAAAATCTCTAACGAGTCAGCATTAAGAAATGTTGACAAATGCTTAACTGCCCAAACTGTGTTAAAATTAGCTAACATTGACGCTAGCCGTTTAACTCCATTGGACCCAAGGGAACGCGGATCTGAATTAGGAGAATACACGGATAGAGGATGGGTAAATAAAGCGGGTCATGCTGAGTTGAATGCTCGGGATGATTTAGATTAAGAGTATCTTGTACCCGTAAAAAGGTATTTAGTAGTAACATATATAGAGCAGAGGACTCAATTATGAAAAAACAAAGGCTTAGCTTGGAAGGTGCAAATCCCTTTCGCATAATATATATTATCTGTGGTTTAACTGTCCCTTTAGAAAAACTATACAATCAGATTAATCAGAGTAGGGCGCTTAGAACGTTCTATTCCGTAGTTGTGGATATTTTTAGTTTACTTAGCATTTTCGCGCTAGGTTATATGTGGCTTGTAGCGGCCACATTTTTTTCATGAAGATTACAAAGGTTACCCCAGCTGACGTAGAAAGTGATTTAGACAACGTTAAGCTAAGGGAAGAGTTTGGAAAATCGCTTGATATTCTGGCTGAAAATCTTGCAATCGCAATGGCTGAAAGTAAACGCTGGCAATCTATAGAACAGATAAGTTCTGAGTCGTTAGATGAAGCAATGGAAATTCTTGAAATTGCAGAAATTAGAAGTTCTTTTTGTACCTTTAAAAGAACAAAAGACGGGCTTTCTGTAGAGTATGAAGGGGGTCACTTACATTGAATAGACCACCACTGACCTTAGCCCAAGAGCAAATTTACACTTACATAAAGGAGTTTCAAAAGGTTCATAAAAACCGCACTCCTAGTTTGCGTGAAATTGGATCTGGCTACATTGATGGTAAACAAGTTATTCCTGAGCGTAAAAGCAAGGGTAGCACATATAGGCTAGTTAAAACGCTAGTTAAGAAAAAATATGTTGTGCAAAAGTTTTGGGATAACGTGCCTCATTGGGTTGTCGATGATGAGCAACAGCCTGATAATTGAAATGTTAGCTATGGCCGCAATAGAGAATGAAAAAGTAAGACGAAGCTGGGGTTTGATGTATCATCAAAAATCAATACGAACCCACGCAGAGAAACTTTTAGATTTGTCTAAAAACGCTAAAAGAGTTGATCGTATGTTAAAACGTGGACGTAGTTTAGAACATATAGCTAAGCGGCTTGGTTCATCAAAACAAACAGTAGGGCAGTTGATTAGTATTTATAAGCTGCCTCGGGAAGAATAATAAGGGGCGGGTAACCGCCCTTTATCACTTCAACCATTCATAAATTTTTTGGGTTTCTTTTATTCTGTGATCAAGCCCGTTATAGCCCCCATTTACCCTTTTGGTGACTTTCTTAATTACTGGTTGGTCAATTCCTTTATCACATATTGTCCACAGATTGTTACGTTTGAAATACCAAATAGCGCTTTCCATAGCATAATCAGTAGATACCAGGTCCGGGTTTTCCATTACTTCAGGAATACGCATATCGCTGCTAAAAGCTCTATAGTTGTCCCTATGCGTGAGTTGTAAAAATCCTCGACCACGCCAAGCAAACCCTTGTCCCTCATTACCACCACGGCCACCATAAACAATGTCAGCTAAAGCTTTAGGGTTACGTTCAACTTTTTCAGCTTCAGCCTCAGTTTTAAAGTATTTGCCAAATACTCTTAAGATCGCTTCTTTAGAATAATTTAAGTTTTCTTCAGTGTACTTAAATGACCCGGACTCGTGCACAGTTTGGCCAAGCAAGTGAGCTGCCCGGTTAGGGTTAAGGTCAAAGTGATTAGCAATTCCACGGGCAGTATTAGGGCCAAATTCTCCATCAGCAACTAAGCCATCACAACGGCTCTGTAATTTTTTTAATGCTTCACTCATTTTGTCAGACCTTTCTGTTTTTCGTATGTCCTAAGTCCACCTATTCCAAGCATTCCACCAAGAACGGTTAGAAGCGTGCCCATATCAAAATCTGGCAAATCAGGTATTTCCAAACCAGCCACAGAACAAATGAAAATAATTAAATCTTTTATGATAAAATGATAAGCAAACGCGACTGCACAAACCCAGCCCACGGCTGGACGCCAACCGCCCTTAAAAAGTGATCCTGACGCTGCTTCAGCTTTGTTAATTTCCAATTGACCTAGTAACGCTTGTTGGGCGTGCTTATCGGCCATTGTTGCAAGTTCATGAGCAAGCTTTGCTTTTTGATCCTTGTCCTCTATTACCTTGTCTAATAGCCCAGAAACGGGCGCTATAAGGTCTTTAATCATTTTTTGCCTCCTAGTGCATTAAACCCAAAAAAAGCCCCCACAATGGCGCTTAGAGATCCGTACATCATCATCAAAACTGCATCAGCTTGGGCCATGCGTTCAGGTTGCAAAATGACCGCCACCGTACTGGCACACATTATAAGCAAAACGACCCAACACATTCTAAGTTGATTATCTCTTTTCTGGTTTTGATCTTTGTATTCTTCCTCAAGCCGTTTGAATTCAAGCTCATCAAACTCAGACTTTTCAATGGTTCCATTTCCGTTTTTGTCTATTTTATTAAATTCCGTCATTTTTCATTATCCTTAACGCTAACCCCTTGTCAGATGTTTGAATTACCACCCGGCCATTTTTATAAACCACCCATCTATTCCTCTTAACCTCAACCATTTTCATCCAGTAAAACACATTCTAAAATCATGTCATTTGAGGTTACCAACACTCCGGCTTTTTCTCTTTGAATTTCACAAATTTCTTTGCTGGGGTATTGATCCAAAAGATAATACTGAAGGTGCTCAGTTCTGATAAAATGGAACCATACAAGGGCATACATCATGGGAGCCAATCCCTTACGTCCAACCATCCCATGTGATGGAGGTAGGCTGTAGAGCCAACGAAAGCCGCCGCAAGAAGTAGAACAATAGATGCAGTTGTAAGTGCTAAGTCAGCCCTTTCTTGTGCCTCACGCCTAGCTAAACGCTCTGCTTCTCGTTTTTCTGCTAAAACTTCCCTTCTAATCTTCAATAAAGTGTTCCAATGGGACGGACCCAACCCCGATTGCCTTACATCACAAACCCAGTCTTTTAGCTCTTTTTCAGCTTCAGCGGCTTGGATTTCTGCGGCCCAACGTGAGTAGGCTTCAGTCTTAACGTCTTTAGAAGTAATACCTTTTTTTTGTAGCTTCTTTTTAGCGTTGTCGGTTGCATCAAAAAAATTACCGATTTCTTTGCTTAGAGAAGCTAGAGACTTGCCAGCGGTAACGCCTAATTTTATAGATGAGAGAATGCTAATAGGATCGATTTTTTATCTCCCATCAGAATTGATAGGGCGGCGAGTTAGGTATTCTATTGTGTTTTCTAGGGTCTTAATTCTAGCTTGCAATTTGATGATTTGATTAAACTGTAAAAGGAACCCTTGCTGCGTTTCGTACACATCCTCAAATTCCTCATAGATTTCATCAATCGTGTCACCACCATCTTCCTCAACTTCGATGATATATTCAATTATTTCATCTATTTGTTCTGAGTTTTCTTCTACATCTCTAATCAAATTAGTGCGGTCTACTGCCGAGTTCTGAACAGTCAACTTTTCCAAATCTGACTGCAATGCTTCAATGACTGAGGCTTGCTGGCTCATATACCAGACGCCACCTCCTAAGGTACTACAGATCGCTATCACTGCGCTTCCAGCAAGGGCAATATTGACCTTAGGCAGTTCCATAGCTTACCCCATCAGGGTCATGCGTAAGAGTAGGGCAATGATGAAACCGCTAGTTGCTAAATACACCATTTCCAAACGCTTTACGCGGTTAAATAAATCACGAAACTGTAAATCTACTTTTGTCTGTAGCTCTATTAGCTGTTTTTCCATCATATCTATTCGAGCGTGAGCTGAGGCTACAGTGCGCTTGTCTTGGTCTACCATGTGCCCTTCCAATCACCTCTAAGCTTAGAAAATTCATTACTCATTAGTTTTCGTTTTATGACGTCCCTTATGCCCTCAACGTCAGTCCATTCAACACCAGCTTCTTTGAGCCAAATGGCTAACACTGGCATTTCAATCTGACCCAAATGGATATTGTCATTCCCAAACTTATGGGGAGCCACTTCACGAGCATATTCAGCGTCTTTAAGCATACCGCTTACGTCATGCGTGTTTTTGACAATAAGGTTGTCACCATCCATCCACGATTTTTCTGCAATTTTCATTATTCATATGCCTCATTAATGTCTGGCGTACTCGGATCATCAGCTTTTAATGTGCCGTTTTTATTACGTGCTCGTTTCTTTTTTGCCGGGGTTTTTTTAGCGGTCGATTTAAACACAATGGTATCTTCAACAGCTTCAAACGTGCCTGGTTTCATTTTATGAATTTTTGCAACTTCAGCTTTAGGTATATCAACAATATTGCCTTCAGATTGAATTCCTACAGATGTAGAAACGCTTTTTGCTTTAATTATGTATTTCATGGGTATCTCCCCTCAATATCTTGTAGTTGTATAGGGGCGGTTACCCGCCCCATAACTTATTAAGATGTTGTATTATCAGCTATCAGACCTGAGGCCGATTCATTAGCACACACCATGGTTATTTCCTGCGTGATTTGGCGGCGCTCTGAGTCCCCGGTTTTTGCCAAGGCTACGTTTTTAGCCGCACGTAACACGCCTACGTGCCACATATCAGATTGCATAATCCATACATCTGATCCACGCACCTCCCTTGATGGTTGGAAGGAAATCTGACCCCACGGAGTCAGATACACCGACAAGCTATTAACAACCTTTTCATTGTCAGCCACAACGTTAGCTCTTTGATTGTTGTTTCCAACAAATGCCAATGCCTTGTTCATTTGGAACGGGCTAAGGTAGCACGTATCTGGCTCCCCTCCGTTGGTCCAAACAGATTGCATAACAGCGTCAAATTTACTCTGTGCAAAAGCCGTGGGGCTTCCGTCATCAACTCGCGAATCTGACCCGTCACCCGTAGCATTTGCTCCTGACGGTGAACCACCAGTAACAAAGTTAACGTTAGTTGTTACCCAAGTTGCAGCTCCAGCCATTTTACGGGCTGTAGTGGCATTTCCAGAAACCTTGCTTTGATTTGAAAATAAAGTTTTTTCGCAGTCCAACTTTTGTTCCTTGAGAACCTTTAGCATCTCGCTTGCCATGACACCACTTCGACCAGCGTGGTCTATGCTTGTATCGGTATCACTTACAGCCACAGAATTCTTAAAAATCTGAGTAACATTATTTAAGCGAGTTGTCTGAGTACGGGCCTCGGACACTGTATCATCACCTTCTATGTTGGCGTTATTTAGCGTGGATGCTCTTAAAGAAGATGTATTCCATTCATGCAAAGTGTTTGAAATTGATTTTTTCTGACACTTAGAAAAAAATGGAACACTTTCGGGGCTTATAAGATAAATTACATCCTCTAAGCTCTCTTTAATCGTATTAACCGCATCATAGGTATCTACGAGATTGCTTGGTTGTGCCATGGTTATTCTCCTACTGGCTAATTATTTAAAAGAAGGGCAATAGCATCTTCTGCCTTACCCGATTGCTTTAAGCGCTGTAGCGCCTGATCTTGTTGCTTGGATTTTATAGAGCCGGGCCGTTTCTTAACCCCAGCCTTTACGGTTGGAGTTGTAGCTTTACCCGCTTTAGTATTTGCAGCTTTGCGCTTGTTAACCAGTGCTCGGTATTTCATGGCGTCATTCAAGGTAAGCACATATCTGTGGTCCCTTACCATTTGTAATTCTTCAGCCTTAAAACCGTAGTGCTCACCAGCTTTTAATAGCTTTGCTTTGTAAGCCGCTTCCTTTTCAGGATTTGCTAACTCCGGCAATTTCTCCATTAAAATTTTGGTTTGCTCATTAGTATATTGTTGAAGTTGTACTTCTTGCTCTCTTTGGCGTTCAGTGTGCAACTCTTGTAATTTACCAACTTTAACGTTGTAATCACCAACTTCCTTGTCATAGATCATTTTGGCCCTCATAAAACCTACGGGGTCCGTTTCAAATAAATCTTCACTTGGAGGTATTGGCGCTACAATGGGCGCTTCTTGCATTTGTTGTGAAAGCTCAAGTATTCGTTGGGTTTTGTTTGAATACTCAGACTGTGCACTTTTTAGCTCTTTTTCCAGTTGTGCAACGTCTTGCATTTTTCTTTGGATATAATCTTGACCAGCATTATTTCGCTTTAGTTCGCCCAAGGTAGCTTTTTTTATTTGACCATCAGATTTATACTCAATCTCAATGTCATCAGAAAGCTCTAAGGGAACGGCGGTTTCCTCATCATTGACATCCTCAGTATCAGCCTCAAATTCTTCATCAAAAAGGTTATCGTCAGCCTCAGCCTCCAGCTCAATATCATCAGTTTCTACAGTCTCAATTTGAGGTTCCGTTTCCACTGGTTCAACTTCAGCCTTTTGGACTTCTTGGTTTTCTCCCTCAGCGGGAGTGTTTTGTACTTGTAAGATTGACGCTAACGCATCAGCCTCACTTATTGATTGCATAGTCGTGTCAGCCACGGTGCTACTTCCTTCTAAGTTCTAAGAGGGTCTTTGCGGCTATTGCAGCGTCAAGATGTACCTCTATTTCTTTTATTGCCCTTATAATTGCATGGGCATCCTCACGCTTTTCAACTTCATGATTAGCGCTATTCATAAAAACGTCTTTTTGACGTTCACGAACTTCAGCTAACACCTTCAAAAATGAGGTATCAGCCTTTAACCTTTTGGCCTCTTCAGCCGTTAAAAGTTCTAATTTGTTCATACTTGTTAACATAACATGGGTTGTTAAAATCTAACAAAAAACCGCGTTGTTATTGAGCTTGAGCTACGTTAGCAATCGTTCTTATTTTATCTTGTTCAGCCTTAATAGCTGCAACATCTACGCTTTGCCCATATTGCCCAGCAATCTTAGCACCTTGAATAAACAAGTCTTGAGCCATTTTATCACGCTCACGATCATCATCAGCCGCAGCTTTTTGAGCATCTAGGCTTAACTTAGCTATATCAGTTTGTGCTTTTGTTTGCGCTTTCATTTGTTCAGCTTGTAAAAATGCTGCATTTGGATCTTGCTGAGTTTGCGCCATTTGAGCTTGTTGCTGTTGTTGAGCCGCCAATAATTGACCCTCAATCTCTTGGTTTATAGGGGCAAAATATCGATCTGAATTTCTTATTCCATTAACTGCCAGCATATCACTCAGCGTATTCCTTATATTAGTAAGTGAGACTAAACCATTTTGAGGCCCATAACCTTGATATATTTGCATTTGTAGCTGGAGGGCGCTTTGCAAAGATTGTAATTTTTCATCTTCTCGTCCTGTTCCTAAACCTACATTTATACCTATGTCCCGGCTAACGTCCCAAACACGCGGATCTATAGGCGTATAAATACCGTTTAACCTTACCATTTGTTCCTCATCCACATTTTTGTGAATTGTTCTAAGTAAGATACCAAACAGATCCCGCATACCTGACGCTATGCTTCGAACCATAACTTCAATTTGCCCCGCCGCTGCCTCTACAGAAGCCGTAACAGCCGCTTTAGTTGTGCTTTGCATAGCATCTGGATTGAGAGCCATGTTTTGAGTTACACCCGTTTTTTGTTCAACCATCTTATCCATATAGTTTAGAGCTGATAATGTTTGCCCGGCAACAAACGGCACACTCAAATCTTGTATAGCTGTCCCGGCGTTCTCTCTCATTCTGACCAGTCCGCCGACTTCACTTTGCATAAGGTCGTCTATATTCACAGATCCTTCTTTGAAAGCTAATCTTGGTGAATTAGTAAGGGCTACGTTATCTAATATTCCACGAAGAACAGACGTTGCAGCGTCTTGGTCATCCATACATATTGAAACAAGTGAACGGCCAAAGAAACTATGGGGTTCCGGGTCAACCTCGATTTTTGCAAAAGGTATTTCATCACAAGGCATATAATCTAGCAGTTCATAATCTTGCCCCGCACATATAAGCTTGTGGAGGGTCGGAACCCCTGTTCCATAAGCGTCAATCCTCATATAAGCTTCACTAATTTCTATAGTTTGCATTGACGGATCTAAAACGTGCTCATCTTGGTCAGTGCCAGCAAATCCATGTCTGTAATTTTTTTCTACTTGTGTAAAACTTGAACCTTCATCAGTTCCCGCCAAAGCCATAACCTGGTCTGGGTCAAAACCCATTGCTATAACGTCACCAACTCTCATTTCACTTTTTTGGCATACTATGTAGGCATCTTGGAAAGTCCGGGCCTCACGATTTACGTACATCTCTTCTGGTGGAATAGCCTCAATGCAAAGCTCACCTTTTTCAGTTGTACGGCTTAATTTAATTTCATGAGTGGGCACTTCTATTTCCATGCCAAATTCATCTAATGACATACTAACAGTTGTTGTTTGCTCTAAAATTTCAACCTCATCATCATCCGTCAAAAGTGACAATTCATCATCAGACAAATCAGAAAAGCTAAATATTTCAGACTGAGGGTAACGTTTATAGTATGCCTTTATAAACCCAGCGCTCTTAACAAGGGCATCTTCAATAACTTCATTTAAAATATTGAATCCATTATTTCTTTCAAACTCATGCTGAACATAAGAGGTAATTTGCTCAGCTAGAGGGGTGTCCTCTTGAGATTTTGGTAAATATTCAACTGGCTTACTGGTGGACATAAACACTCTCATTATAGAAGGTTTAACACCCCTCACGGTATCTCGGCATTTTGTAGCGACTACTTTGCTGCGTCCTTCTTCATGCCCAAGATCAGTTTCCCCCGCCATATACCTTGCCGCTTTTAAGCGTTCTGTAGATATGTCCTGTTCTAAAAAATCGACCGCGTCTTGTATGGCGTCACGTACAATTTCCTGAATGTCTACTTCTGTTAATGGTTCCATTATCTACCACTCCCGCCTAATAATCCTATCATGGATGATGACAGATCACCGCCACCCCTTGCGCCTTGTGTCATTCCTATTCCCCTAGCTGTATCAGCCGCCGCCCTATCTAATGGGCGACCTACATTCCTAATTAGAAGATTTCCTAGTTTAGCTAATGCGCCATCATCCACTAATGCACGCTGTAATATTGCCGGGTCAGTAGTTGTTAAGATTTTTGCAAGTTGTCTGTTTTCAGCTTCAGTTAGCCCACGCCCAAATTTGTTAGCTATAGCGTTCCCAACCTGACCTATTAGCATGCCAGGGTTATTTATTGGGTTAACAGCGGTCATAGCTGCCCTAGATAAAAACCCATCACGAGCAAAGAATTTACCTTCATTTATACCCTCAGTAGTAATTGACCCGGATAATATTCTATCACTAGCCTTTTTAGACTCGTTGGCTACCTCAAGCTTTCTGAACACGCTTTCAACGCTTTCTTCAGGTAGTATCTTATCTAAAACTTGAGCCGTATGATTTTCAATATCACCTAAATCTTTAATCATTGAAGCTTTTTGCTTCCCTACAAATTTATTTTGTAAGGTCATTAGAAAACCTGTTCTGTAAGCATTTAATTCAGCATCAGCCCCAGCTAGAGCTGCATCTAGCTCATCACCTTGTAAATTTTTGTTTTTAATTGCATCAATAGCATCCTCACGCTTTTTCAATAATTTGTTAAGCTGGATCATTTTTTCGCCGGGCTTCCCAGCAAGTGCTTCTTCACCAAACTTAAAAGCGTCTTTTTCTAAATTCATAGCTTTAGCTTGCGCCCTAGTTGACGCTAGAGCTGGCAAGTTTTGATCCATAATATCACGTAGTTCTTTGGCTACTTCATCATATTCTTTACCAACATAACCACTTGTCCCCATTTTTCCGAATTCTTTGCTGGTAATAGCATCAGCGCCCCGCCTAATCATTTCAATTTCTTCAACGCTTGGCTTTTTGTTCAATCGGAAGTCACCTTTAGCTATATTAAGCTTTTTAGCCTCATCAGCATCAGTAACTTTTGTAATTACATCTTTATATGGCTCACCCGTCATAGGGTCTATTTTGCCAGTTCTTGTTTTCTGAACTTTTTGTATAGGCTTGCCAACTCCCGGCAATCTATTAACCGCGTCAATCATTGCGTCATCAACAACATTTGGAGCCGTTTGCGTTTTAAACGGGTCATACATTACTTTCTGTTGATCTTTCATTTCATCTAGTCGGTTATCCCGTCTAAGTGTTGCGCTTGTTCCATCACCGCCTAATGCTTCATCAACTTGACCCATGGCAATATTTCTAGTTTCACCGGGCCTTACTTGCGCTGCCCTAGTTATTTCCTCACCGCCTGGCTGACTTCTTAAAGCTTTCATTGCAGCGTTTAATGTTTCATTTTCAGATAGTATTTTGCCATCAATTAAATCTTGGATAACTTCACCTTCTGGTTTTCCAGTTTTAACAACAAGCCGTTGTACTTCATTATTAACAATGTTTTCACCTCTACGGCCCACTAGCAATTTAGCTTG